ACACAAATGAAGTATTAAAAAATTTAAAAGAATACCATACAAGAACTCCAGGCGGAACTGCTGTTCTTAGAATTATTAGAGATTATGTCAGATCTAAAAATGGGCATCTCGTAACTGGTGGAGGGGATCTAGAATACTACCCTGACCCTACATTTTTCCATGCCAGTCCATTTCTATTCGGTTACGACAAAGAAATTGAAGATCAAAATCATAATCCAACGGTTGAAGGGTTTGTATTAAACGAGCCTGACATAATTAGAAGTATGATGATGCCAGAAATGCCGTTTAACTTTTACAGCTGGACCCCTGAAATTGTGTTAAGTTATGTTGCTGTTAGAGATCTAGATAAAAACAACGAAGAAAATAAAATAGATATTACAGGATGTTATCCGAGACCTAAAAATATGGGTATACCTGAATATATTTTTAATAGGGACCCAGACTTGTCAAATATTGTTGTGCTTAGAAACTATCTAGGTAGTAGTGAATGTAATTTCATGGGTTCAAAACAAGAGCTGATAAAACAACTACTATGAAAGAAACACTTGATATTGCAATATATTTAAGTTTAAACTATACCAAGCATCATCCGCAGTATAAGGTTTATTTAGACCATCGAGAAATAAATTTAGGAACAGAATTATCTAGACCAAGAATTCCTTTTGAAAGAAAATTCACTGTTGAAGTTGAGTCGGGTAAGCATATATTAACGTTTGACATTGTCAATAACGAATCAACCGTAACAATATTTAATACAGTAATCAACAAATTCAAGTGCGATACAAATAACCTGATGCTAAAAAATTGTAGATTTATTTCTGCATCGGGTGAAATTAATACAATTAACAATTTTCCGTGTGTGCTACATAAATCTGGAAGATTTGAATTTGAGTTTGAATCTCCGTTCGCATATTGGGCGTTAGAACAACTATAAAAAATAGGCTCCGAAGAGCCTATTTTGTTTTTACAATATTAATTACTTAGATTGAATCTGTGCAACTAAATTTGTTGTAAAGAAGTCTTGATACTTGTCATAGACTACTTCAGTTGCTGCTTTAAACTTAGCAGTTTCTTCTTGACTCATAGAAATAACTGGAACACCTTTTGCTTCACATTGTTTTACAACGTCAGCAACTTGTTCAACGCTTTCACGACGCTCTGCACGAGCAGCATCAAGAGCAGCATCTTTCATAATTTCTTGTGTCTTAGCATCTAATGTATCCCAGAACTTGGTAGCAACAATGATGCTGGTTAAGAACAAGCTGTGAGCTGTATCATTAACTACACCAAATGCTTCTGCCTGTTGTAAAGGAAACACACGAACAAAAGTAGATTCACCAGAATCAATAACACCAGCCTTAACAGCTTCGTTCATTTCTTCTAGTTCAATAGTGTCGATAACTTCAGCACCAACTGCTTTAAATGTATCAACTGCTACTGGACTACGAGCAGTACGAATCTTTGTACCACGGAAAGACTCAACAGTTGCTAGCTCTTTCTGGCTAGGAATAATTCTAAAACCGCCACTGTATGTGAATGATAGTCCGCGAACTGCAGAATTCTGCTCAAGGCCTTTAAGCAAATATTCCCCAATCTCACCTTCTAGCACACGGTCAGCATGTTGATGATCACGGAACAAGAACGGCATGTCTAAAACAAACATGTCCTTGCTGTAGTGTCCCAACCATGTTGTATACATTTGGCTCATTTCAACAACGCCATCTTCCATTAACTGTAGAAGATCGTGTTTTGTTACTTTTACGCCGTTGTTATACTTCTTAGAATAATCTGTCAAGGACAAAATTTCGATGTCTAGTTCACCGTTGGTTTGGTCTTTAACTGCTTTGCTAAAGCGTTCTGCTGCTCTAAGGAATAGATCAATTGGCTCATGGGCAATAACCCAGCGAATTGTTTTCATATGAAACTCCATTTTAACGTTAAAATACAGGTATGAAGCCTGTGTATTATTTATTCATTTTAAACGGTTTGGGTGTTATCTACTACTTTTTAGAGCTTTCTATCTTATCTCTATACTTTAACTGTAGTTTTTTTACTGTAGATATGCTGGTTTCGTAGAATTTTTCAACATTGATATTATCAAAAACCGGAGGGCGCATCGCAGATAATTTAAAGATTTCCTTATCTCCTAGTTTTACAGTAGCATCGTTAAGTATCTGTTTAATTACGTCTCTTCTAGCTGAGGGCATATCTCTATGCGCTACCATAATATTAAAAATATAAGGCGCATTAATACCTAACTCTTTTAAAGTTTTTACATCAGGCGCCTGCGGCAATCGTTTAGGGCAGCTTGCAGCAATCATGTTCATGGAAGGATTTTTGTCCTTTAAGCCTTTATAGTTTTCAAACTTGTCAATGACCAGCTCAACTCCATTGTTTCCAGCCATGTTTATGAGTGCATCGTTGTTGGATTTAAAAACAATGTATCGAACATCAAAGTTGTATTTTTCACCCAACGCCAACGAAGTTAAATGAGCAGCATTGCCAAACCCTACACCGCCTACTGTGAATTCTTTAGCACCTTTTAAGGGTTTGTTAACAACAACTGCCCAACAAGCATCGCCGAATGCGTGTACTGGAATATAATCGCTTTCGTTTAATTTTCCTTCTTGAACATTTTCAACAAATGCAGGAGCAATTATTGCTAGACTTTTGTCGTCCAGTGCTCTAACAGCCAGTAATTGATTTGCTCCGGGCTTAAACTCCAATGTAAACTTGTAAAGATTTTGAGAATTGTTAGCTACGTCTATAATTTTAAACAGCGCAGGACTTGCACTGTGTCCAGGACTGTAAGGAGAATAAATTTTTATTGTTTCTGATGCATGTGCTAATGAAGATGCCAGTACAGATAATAACAACAATATTTTTTTCATTTACCAATCTTTTTTATAGTTAATAACATTTTCTCTAATGTAGTTTTGCACCACTGGATCATCAATATAAAGAATATTAAAATCTTTATCTAGACCAAACCTAGCGTTGGGATGTATCTCTGTAGGCAAGTTGTCATTGTTTTGTGCGTATACAATACTGCCTCCTAGGCTTTCTAACTTTACCTTAAAATGAAAGTACCAAGAATTTTTATCTAGATCATAGATATATTTTCTTCCCGCCATCTTGTATGTGCTTTGGCTGTATCCGATCTTTTCACCGTTATTGTTATTGACCATACTCCAACGTTGATAGTCTGCACCATTGAACCAATTGACAATCCAATCATATATGGCTTCCTTTACTGGAATTCTATCATTGAAATATATTGCGCCGCGTATTGAACAATTAAGATATTTGATATTAAAAATCATCCACCAAAAGAAATCATGCAGACTATGTATTGGAACGGAACTTGTTTCGATATTCTTGACAAATTTATTGTAGAAATTTTCACCGAACATAGGATCATGCGGCTGACTAAAATGTTTAATGATGACGTCTTTATATTGACTGTAGTGTACTTCGTTTGAAGTGATCTTACCTTTAATTGCTGATAATCTACTCCTGGATTCTTGATCCATTCCTATAAGATAAGCATCATAGTTAGTATACAATGTCAATCCTAAAGCTGTTCCAAAGATGCAGTCGCCCTCGTCTGCTGTAATAGGCCGATATCCCATTTCTATAAGACTGTCATATTTCATGCTGGCAGAATCAAGAATTTTAAATTTGCCGTAGACAAACTGCTGCCAAAAAGTTGGGTTCTCTACTATGGCATGACTGCTGGTTGCGATCACAACATTTTTTAATTCTTCCGATGTTAGATTTTTAATTAGCGCACACAAAACAATGGTACTATCGATGCCCCCAGAGTACATGACTGCAAACTTTTGATTGTGTTCATTGATTAATTTTTTAATTTCTAATGCACGTTCGTCAGTTACTTGGCTAAAACTCTTCGCAAATAGCGGATCGTATTCAGGCATTTCAAATGTTGGAGGCAATTCTTGTTTCCAAGGAAGACTCCATTCTCCGTGTCTAGTTACAAATCTATTAGGGTTGATTCTCTTTCCTAGATCAATAATAAACTTGCCGGCTTCTCCAGCTTCTTCTCTTACCTGATTCCAGAAATCATCTTGGTATCCGTTAAAAATAATGCTGCTAAAATACAAAGAGTCCTCTTTATCTAACATCATACGGCCCTCGGAGTAAATTGATTCGAATTTATTTCTTGTTCTTTAAGATGCTGAGGAGTGTCTAGGCCCATATAGTAGTAGTACATATTGCGATAATCTGGTAAATTATATCCGTAGTCAAACCAAACAGTTTCAATTCTTTCCAACGCTTCCTTAACAGATTGACTTTGATATAATATTGATTTGATTTGATTTTTTATGCCATTAGGAACAGGAGACTGATCTTGTGGTAATTTAACATCTGGAATATGATCTGGCAAGTATGTTTTAATCATGTCCTCAAATGGTGTTATATTCTTAATAGAGTCTGCAATAGTTATAGCGTGTATATTTCGTAACACAAACAAAGAATAGCTTTTGAGATTATCTAACATTTTTTTATGTGTGCCTGTTTGATAATCTTTAGGTATACCTACATTGGCTACAGAATCCGATTCCATTAGTACGTGTAGCGAAGGAACTTGCCTTGCTGTCAAGATGTTAGAACCGTTGATGACATATTTTCTTTTGTCTATAATCGTTGTTTCAAAACAGTTTGTGTTGTCAAATTCTGGTACATCCTTGCCCAACAAAAATACCTGCGTGGGTATTTTGGATGATAATATTCTGGCTACTTCCATGGTTAACCAGAGATCGAAATTATCTACCAATAGAAATCTATCTAGGCCTGGAGCATATATAGCATTGGCATTTTTCTTTCCGTACCAAGAAGAATAAAGCCTAGAATGGCGAGAGGCATTACCAGTAAGCCAAGATTTAATATACTGTGTATTCATGCGTCTATTTATGGCATGAAAAAGTACTTCAAAAAATTTGTGGCGACTCCACAAATACAGTTAAGCCTTGTCTGATGCAAAAGTTTTAAGTTTGGTATTCCCCCACCCAACTAATTGCGATAATTCGGAAATTTTTGGTCTGCTATCTCTACAAGGCCAGTTCTTTGCAAATGGTTTAAGGTATTCTTTTTTAACATCCATCAATAAAATAATCCTAGGTCCCTGCCCTTCAATAAAATGTTTAGTTCCATGCAAAACATTTGCATCATCGAAGGCAAATAGTTCGCCTTCTTTCCATACATGCCTATGATTTTCTATATCAAAAACGCAATGAGGATCTTCTTTTATACAAAGGTGCAGTCGGATATAGTCTGGATCTAATCCAAAATGATGTTTTAACTCACTTCCTGGATAGCTAATATTAAACACTGCTGATCCTATTAAATCTTTATAGGCAGCAATAAAAGCACCTAGGAATTCCATACGTTTAGCATACGGGTTCCATCTTTCTTTTTCATTTGGACCCCAACTCATTGCTTTCATTTCAAATTGGTCCAGCATGTTTTCTTTAATATAGATGCATAGACTTTTGAATGATCCTGAATACAGTGTCTCTAAAGCATTGGGCTTAACTCCTGACTGAGTTTGATCATTAGTTAGTATGTTTCCGTCTTTGTCGATCAGCCCTCTGATATGCATAATATCATATATCTCCTTTCTAATCAACAGCCAATTGGCCTGTAGAGAATTACAAAAGGGATTTGAGTTAAAATAAATATAGGGTTCCATTAAGGTATTTACTTTAAATATGCACTCACCTAATAAATTTTGCAGTTTCGAAAACAACTACTTTCATATAGATGAAAATAAGAAACTTGCGGAAGAATTAAAACTGTATTTCGGCAATCCAAAAACTGACTTTATGTGGAAGCTGATTACTAATAGACAAAAAATGGCTCACGCCTTGCGCCATACCGAAATGGTGGTCTTGAGAAAGCCAGTTGGAGACTTTTCAACCATAAAATCGACCAACCAGGCCAATCAGATAATGACTGTGGCAGATACTGACATCTTAACTAAAACTCTCTTATTTCAAGAAATGGTAGCATGGTTAGAACAATCACTTATCAATGCAGGTGCTAACAAAGTTGAATGGGGGCGAATATTTTTTAGCAAGCATTTTGCCAATAGTGATATAGACATTCATACCGATCAAGGACAATACTTTGACTATTATGATAGATTTCATTTTGTAATAGATCAAACTGACAACGAAAATATTTTTCATATTCGAGACGAAGATGTAAAATTATTACAGGGAAATCTTTACTGGGTTAACAATCATGTTCCGCATTGGTTAAAAAACACATCGAACAAAGACCGAATCAACCTAATAGTAGATGCTAGGATATTATGAAAGAAACACAAATACATTCCGGGTGGGGTACTATAATTGAGTTTGAGAATCCTTTAGACTTTTTTAAACAGGATTTTTCCTTCTGGAGAAACATGATCTATGCCAGAAAATTAATAGTTTTCAAACGTATGAATTTTTCCAAACAAGATTATATAAAATTGTGCAGTCACTTTGGCATGATGTGGACTGAAAAAGACTACGAATACAGTTTGGAATCTGTTGAGATGGTTGATGTAGGACATAGAAAAATTGCTCTTAGTCCTATTAGTAATAAAATTAGTCCTAAACTAGGATTAAAATTCATGCCATGGCATTCTGATATTCCTAATAAAAAAATAAAACCGTTCCCTCATAGAACTTTATGGATGGTCAGCAATCCCAATCCGGAATCCGGACTGACTACGTGGCTTAATATTGAAGAGGGCTTGGACCGATTGCCTGAAAATTTAAAATCTCAAATACAAGATATTAAGATCATTCAACAAAGCTGGTATCAAAAAGGAACCGAAGTTCAAGAATTTGATTTTATTAAAATACATCCTATCACCGGAAAGCCATCTCTAAGATTAAACTATTACTGTGTCCCAGAAGAAGATATAAATGATGCATGGATTAAAAAAGTAAAATTTAAAAATGAAACTATGGATCCAAAATCAATATTGTCTCCCTATTATAAATTTTTAGAAACACAAAAAGATCTGTTGTATACCCACAAGTGGGACGATTTTGATATTGTTATCTATGACAATTGGCCATTTGTACACAATCGAAGCCAACTAGAGTTCGATCCAAATCTAGAAAGAAAGTTCTATAGAACTAATATAGATCATATTGAAGAAAGACTTGTAGAATTTTATCAGCGTTGCCTACAGTAGGCAACGCTAGTTTCTGTTTTTTCTAACAGCTAATCTATTATTTTTTTAAACGCGGTTTCTTGCTCGATAGAATAATTAATAAGATTCATTAAGTTTATAGCCCAAGACTCAAATCGTATAGACAAAATTAATCTAGGGCAAGAAGAAAAATTATAAACAGCGTGAGGAATTCCAACCTTAACTAGATAGGGTCTATCTAATACCAACCTATCAATAAGTTTAATATCTTGTGGATTTTCTAGTATAGTACTATCTGTATAGTTAGAACTAAAGTTTGCTTTGTATTCTCCCTTATATTCGTACCATTCTTGATAGTGCTCTGTTTGTGGGACATGAATTGGAAAATTTATGGCCCAATAATTATGTCCATTTTGATTGGTACCGTCAATATGCACGTTTAACTGACCCTTAGGAGCGGTATAAAAAAATCTAGCTCGCCGAACCTTGCAGGTAAAACGAGTAAGCAATAGAGTCAATTCAGAATAAAAATTTCCAAAATTTTCATAACTCCATTCGTAAACTCTTGTGCCTACACGACCATTAACCTCGTTTGGTTCTACTATGCCATTGTGATATTTTGAACTGAGTTCTTTATGAAGACCTATCCAATCCTTGATATGAAAGGGGACATAATTTATATTTTCAATTTGTAATGACATTTGTACGATTGACTTTTCTACTTAAAGATGTTAATATATTGTAATCAACTCAATTTAGGCAAAATTGTGAAACTTTTACTTCTACTACTAACAGCACTATTTATTACAGATGCACATGCGTTTTTTTGGAATCGAGAAGATCTCAGTCTAAAAGAAGAAACAGTTCGGCATTGGCAACCTGCTACAGATGAAAAGTTTGTAATTCCAGAACGGCCGTATGATCTTTGGCACTATGACAGAAATATGCGGGGATCTGGACTAAACTTTTTTGAAAGAGCTATTCCCACTTATGAAAAAAAAGGTACACTATTTTCTAGTTGGACACCTAGTGGTCAATCCAATTCTCCTACTATGATAATAGTACATGGTGGGCACGGAATAACCCCATCAGAACTATCTGCTGGTATGTGGTTTCGAAAAAACCTGAATGCCAACATATTAATTTTAGATAGTTTTTGGAGCCGTGGGAGATTCGAAAATCACGAAAGCACTAATCAATTTGGTGTAGACATGCGTGTTCTAGACGTTATAGCGGCAAGACAATGGTTAGAATCTAACACCAACATAGATCAAAATCTTGTGTATGTCTATGGTGGTAGTCAGGGCGGGTGGACTGCTTTACGAATTATGACTGATGATCCATTTATTAAAAAACAAGTGGGGAATAAAATTCGAGGAGCATTTGGTTTGTACCCCTTTTGCAGAGAATCTCCTAAATATGGAGGCAAGCACGGAACGCACGTAAACACAAACTTGCATTTTGAACCATGGCAAGCTCCAAATCTTGGACCTTACTTTGGCAAAATATACGTGTTTACCGCAGGCAAGGACGAACCCACTGACCCTGCTCAGTGTAACCAAACTGTATTTTCCCAAGCCACAGAATGGCACCATTATCCCGAAGGTACCCACAGTTGGGATTTGCCTAATCGTGGAGTAGGTCCAGCAGTCGATGGAGAATGTATGAGAGCAAAAAATCCAATATTGAGATTTCAGCAATGTCGAAATGACAAGATTACATACGAAGTTTTAGGAAAAATTAAGAAAATAATTAGTAACGATATTAATAATCGTTGACATGGGAGATTTACACATATATAATATACATATGGTCGTGAGTGGAATAGGCAGACCTCCCGCTAGCCCCATAGGCTAGATTGGGGACGGGACAAAGTCGTAGACAGAGTCTTTGTAGGTTCGAAACCTACCGACCATACCACGTTTAAGCCTCTGTAAGCCGGGTGGCTTATAAGTATAAAAACATAACTATAAGGAAAAAAATATTATGTCAACAGTTGATCAATTAAAAGCAGACTTTGAAGTATTCTTGGCTGAGGATGCCAAATTCGCAGCAGGTAATGGCGCTGCCGGTACTCGCGCTCGTAAAGCACTTCAGGATGTTGCCAAGGGTGTTAAAGCTCGTCGCAACGAAATCACAGCAGAAAAGAACGCTCGCAAAGAAGCCAAGGCCTAATATGGACGACAAGGACAATATCACATTAGATGATATTGAAATTGATCTAAGTGATTATGGTGCCGCTCAGGCAAGCACCATGATCGATACCTTAGATACTATTACGCTCACTGGCTCGGATCAATATTCAAATATCAATACAATAACTTTACCAAGTAGTACATTTACCTACGGTGGAGCAACAGTTGGTGGTATTACTACAATTAACAATATTAATTCCAACAGTCAATGGACTACTGGAACTTCGGGGTACAGCATAAGCCCTAATTACGGAGTTAGTCCTAGCACGGTTAACATTAATACCACTGGTATCGAAATGGCAGCAGGTACTGATATTAAAATTGATGGTAAGAGCCTAAAAGAATTTATGAAGAAGATGGAGCAGAGATTAGCTATACTTGTTCCTGATCCCGTAAAACTTGAAAAGTTCGAAGCACTTAAAAAAGCCTACGAACATTACAAGACTATGGAAAGTCTTTGTTTTGACGAACCTATAGAAGAACCAAAGTGAATATCAAGATCTATGATGACTTGATTCCTAAACATCTTCAAGATTATTATGAATTAAGTATTTTAGGAAGAACTAGTGTAGAGGAAGAGATCATGCATCCCACAGTTGATCTGCGATGCAAATACGAATCAACGGCAAATGAACCAGGAGTTAACTCTATTTCTTTTGTTCACGTGTTAAAATCTAGTTCTCAACGATCTAATCATCTAGATAATTTTGCATTGATACCGCAGGTGGTATGTCAAGACCTAGGATTAACTTTAAAAGAAATAATGGTAGCTAGGATTTATCTTATACTACCTTACGAAACAAAATTAAAAAATTATGCAGCACATCAAGACTTCCCCTTTAAACATACTGTAGTATTGTATTATGTCAACGACGCAGATGGAGACACCGTATTCTTTGACGGCGACAATAACATAGTTCAATCAGTATCTCCCAAACGCGGCCGGGTGGTCGTGTTTGATGGACTTATATATCACGGTGGCGGTATTCCTAAAACAGGACCACGCTGTGTTGTAAACTTCGATATACTAACCTAAGCAGTAAATACAAATGAATGTTAAACTTTTATCATATAGTCAACCCGCAGACGAATTTCGAGATATGGGTATCGGAGATGCACAGGAACTCATTGCGTATTGCGCCCGTGTCAGCAATCCTTCCAATCAGTTCAACACAGATACATCAGACAAACTTATCCGATACTTGGTCAAGCACCAACACTGGAGCCCACTCGAAATGGTCTCAGCCTGTATCGAAATCACAACCACTCGAGACATTGCCCGTCAAATCTTGCGACACAGAAGTTTCAGTTTCCAAGAGTTCTCTCAACGCTATGCTGACCCAACGAAAGATCTCAATTTTGTTACGAGAGAAGCTAGACTTCAAGACACCAAGAATAGACAGAACAGTGTCGAAGTCGATGATCAGTTATTACAAAATGATTGGTACCGTGCTCAACAACGAGTCATCTATGCTGCCAAACGAGAATACGAATGGGCTATCGCTAACGGCATAGCCAAAGAACAAGCTCGGGCAGTACTGCCAGAAGGACTTATCGAAAGCCGCCTGTATATGAATGGCACACTGCGTTCATGGGTACACTTTATCGAATTACGAAGTGCTAACGGTACACAGAAAGAGCATCAAGAAGTTGCCAAAGCCTGTGCAAAGGTAATCGCAGAGATATTTCCATTAGCAGAAAGTCTTGTACAATGAAAGAAAAAATTGATCAGTTTTGCAAAAACTACGAAGTGCAAATCGTAGATGATCAAAAACGTAGAGCTAGATATCATCCTCCTAGGTATTTCACAGATCCTCTGCGAGCAGACGTTGTAAGCAAGGATACTATAGAATATGAAACAGAAAAGGTATACACAGTCCAGATACCTGAAAGCAGATTTCGTGCTCTGGTTGAAATGGAATATAGATTTTTTGGCCATCACAACCATGGCTACAGCGATTCTGATATGTTTGCTATGCTTATGGAAAAAGAACGTGAAGAAAGTTGGCATAGACAATCTAATGCCGCTGTCCAAAAGGCCTACGAGCAGTATAGTATCATGCTCAATCTAGCAGGCTACCAAAGAAAAATTTGAGTCAAAAAAGATTCTTATTGACAGGTTTCTAGAAAGATAGTATAATTAAAGTGTTCAACAGAGGTAATATACTATAATGGCACATCACACAAACTACTGGAGTTGCAGTCCCTTTGCAGACTGGGTTCGAGGCACCCCTAAGAAGGGTGCGTTAACTTCAGACGGATGGGCCGAATGGGAAGACGAAGCCAAACGCTATCATCCTGTCCGTTACTGGTTAGCTGAAGAAGGCCTAAGCTATCTCCAGGATTTTGTCACTTGGCCCGTTAGAAAGATCTACGATGTTAAGTATTACATCAATAACCGTTGGGTTACTCGTACTCACAGTCTTACCGCCCATGCTCGTGATATTAAGCCTGGTAATTGGTGTGATGTTGGCAATCGGTTCCTGCCATGCCTATTTAATGAGTTGGTTGATTTCGTCGAAATTGAATCCGCATGGTCGCACATCGCCTGGGGAAGTAAAGAAGATCGTGCTAAGTATGATCCTCCCTTTTGGGCTAGTGGTTGGTGGCGTTGGCGCACTTGGCGTTGCCCTCAAGCAGGTATCGATCATCTTGACTGGGCAATGACTCTAACCAACACTGATTGGTGCGAACCAGATCACCCAGAATATGGCAAGCCTACCGGTCAAGCACTTCGTGCAAAAGAACTCAGGGAGTTGTACATATGGTGGACTACTGTATATCCAAATCGTCCTGACCCTTACGAAGTTAGTGGGTGGACTGAATACTGCGAACAGACTAGAATTCTCAACGATGGAAGATTGTTTGGCGGTAAGAAGACTCCTGAACTTGAAGAACTCAGCACACGATCACATGAACTGCTACAGAAGATCGAAGCAGAATATGAAGCTGAAGATGAAGCCATGATGATCCGTCTGATCAAAGCAAGAGATAGTCTTTGGACATGATGTTGAAAAAAGAAAAACCTTTTAAATTCTGGGTGCAAGAATTGTGGATGCAACACAAAGATGAGTACTCTGATTTAAAAATTCCTATTCCTGAACGAGATATGCGTGAGTATTTTCAAGTTTACAAATATTGGCTCAAACGAGAATACAAACATCAACGAGATAAAACATGAAAGCACAAACACCAGCTGAAGGAATTTTAAAAACCAACGACTGGGGCGACAGCCGTGCCTATCATGTGCTATGCGAGTGCGGCAGTTCAGATTGCTCTCATAATCTATGGATAGAAGCAGACGACTCAGGCGTGGCCGTAATAGTCTACACAACCGTTCGGTCGAACTTTTGGTCTAAACGTAGGTGGACACACATTTGGACCTTGCTTACCAAAGGCTATGTAGACTTCGAAGGCAGTATTCACCTAAAAGAACAAACAGCATTAAACTACGCAGAAACTCTCAAATTGGCAATCAAAGATGTTAAAGATTTCAAAAAGCCCTGACCGAATGACCTTTCAACAAGAACGGACTGAAAAGAAATTGGCAGATCCCACTATCACTGAAGAACAACGAATCAGTGCGCAGGCCTATCTCGACATGTGGGCCAAATGGCGGGACGAAGCAACGGCACAGGAAATTACTCCCGCTTGGCAGAAGGATAACATGGAGTACGATCTCCGTACCTGCGAACCAATGTTAAATAAAGTTCGAAGCAGTGATACCTATGCTCAAAATTTATATGCCGCAATGTGTAACAGACAATTTCAAAAATTGGATGTCATGCCTGTTCTCAAAGACGAACGATGGTCGTGCAGTTGGCGGCATGCTGGTGGAATAATTGCAGACATGCGGATGGAAGGTGATTACATTGATTGGTACTGTTCGGGAATTGGAGACGGGCTGGGCAATGGTGATACCACCGGAACCAAAGAATATGTTTCAGAAAGTGTAGTCACTGATGAAATACGTGAGGATCTAAAACAATTGGGTTGGATTGTGCTAGATCAAGAAGATGATGACCGTTAAGGAGGTTAGAAGGCAACCAAAATGACATATATGCTATACGAAGTATGGGCCGAAGATGAAGACGGCCACAATGAATTGTTGGATACTACTGCTAGTCAAAAAGAAGCATTTGAAATAGCCCAATCTAGTCTCAATGACGGCTACACATCATCCACAGTTTATCAAGAAACGGACGATGGGGATCCAATCCTTATCAAAACTTTCCAAAATACTCCCACTTGACAAATAGATCAAACGATGCTATAATATATATATTGTTTAATTAATAGGAGTGTGGCAATGGCAACCAAGGCAAAACATCTAGCAGAAGCTCGTGCATCCAAAGGAAAGGATCATTCTCCAAAGTGGGATGGCCACGAAACTTGGGATACTAATCAATTCTTGCGTCACTTCCATACAGCTATGAGTTGGTATCGTTTGGAATCCAGCGGTAAAGAACTCAAGCCCAAAGTTATCAATTGGATGAGCCAGAATGGCTACACCAAAGAACAGATAGCAGAATTTAAGAAGACCAAAGACAATCGTTGCGGTACAACTGTTGGTGCTATTGCTGCCTGCTTGCTAAAGGGCATGCCGCCTGTACGTACAGACTTTAATGATGGTCGTAGTGCCGCAGTTTGGCTAGGACAGTCCATCGCTACTATTGTCAGTGAAGGCAAAGATGACATCGATGATGAAGCGGTAGCAGAAATAAAAACTACTGTACCTGTTGTTAGTATCCAAGACCGAGTGCGTGAGTCATCATACAAAATGACCGAGGAAATTGAAACAGCTATTGAATCCTTTCAGCTTGACCCTGAAGCGTTTGATCCCAAAGCATTTAAGGTTCTCAACTTGTTAAAAGCGCATCAAGCTAAGGCAGCTCATGCTCGAGTCATTAAAGATTTTTATGCTAGAAATTTAGATGAACTTACAGAAGCAGCCACAACTAAAGATGAACAACTTAAAGAAGCCTACAGTCATTTGAGCAAGGTACAACTGCGAAAGATTACAGCCTTCTATCAAGAAATTGTCAGCGCCTGCGAGATGTTGGCGCAAGAAGCCAAGGTCAATCGCAAGCCCAAAGCCAAAAAAGCTGTGCCCGCTGAAAAGATTGTGGCCAAACTCAAGTATAAAAAAGCAGACGAACCGTTGAAATTGGTGAGTATTAATCCTGCAGATATTCTGGGTGCCAAAGAATTATGGACCTACAATACCAAGAGCCGCAAGTTGGGCAAGTACATTGCAGAAGAATTTCAAGATCTCGGTATCAAGGGCACAACTATTACAGGATTTAGTGAACCAAAATCTGTACAAAAAACCCTACGCAAACCAGCGGATCAACTTAAAGAATTTAAGGCAGCAGGCAAAGTAGCACTACGCAAGTTCCTAGAAGACATCAATGCAGTAGATACCCGTATGAATGGCCGCATCAACGAAGACATAATTTTATTGAAAATTGCCTAATGTTTAGTTTGAAGTTTGATAAATACTGGTATGAACAATACCAATATCGATCAAACTCTCACTGATTTAAGCCGCGTTCTCAAAGACCTTGTTGCGGCCGCTCATCAACCTGTTGCTCAAGAAATCACGCAGTTCCTAGAATTCCGGGCTCGCAAGGGCGAGGAAAACTTTGGTAAAGGCATTATCTGGAGCGGCAAAGGCTATACCAAACAGTTGGTGTTCAATGGCAATCCTGATAGATTTTTCTCTTCAGAAAGCATTGATCTAGACAAAGACAAGAATTTCTCTATTGGCAACACTGTGGTGCTGTCCACTAAAGAACTGGGATCTACAGTGCTCAAAAGCAACCTACAAACTGTGGGTAGGCTTCAAGGCTTGATCGTAGATGGATCTGTTAATATCAATCAGTATTTGATCTATAATGGTGCTACTGACAGATTGGGCCTAGGCACAGAAGCTCCTAATGCTGCGTTCAGCGTGGCGGAAAATGCCATTGAAGTAATGCTGGGCACCAATGATGACTTTCATGGAATAGTTGGCACGTTTGCCAGCACAGATTTTGACATTGTTACTGATAATACTTCTCGTATCTCGGTCAAGGCCAATGGTAATATTGATCTAGGTAATGCCAAAAGAAATCCCATACAGGTCAAGGTCAACGGCAAACTAAGTGTGGGTGTTGAAAATCCAGATCCTGCTGTAGATCTACACGTTGCAGGTGCTGTGAGATTCAGTGGTCACATACAGATGTATGCCAGCAATTCTCCGCAAGAAGGCACCTATGCTGTAGGAGACATCGTTTGGAACACTGCTGCCAGAGTCGGTACTGGTGTTGGTTGGGTCTGTCTAAGAGCAGGCAGTCCTGGCGCATGGTATCCCTTCGGCGAGATCAAAGAACGAGGTTAACACATGGGCTCACAGGCCCTGGTTATAGGCAACGGCGAAAGCCGTGGCAGAATTGATTTAAATAAATTTAAAGATACACATTTATTTGTGGGGTGTAATGCCTTGCATAGAGACTGTGTAGTTGATCATCTTGTCTGCTGCGACCATCGAATGGTTCGTGAAGCTCTGGAAAATCCCACAACTGCCAATACAATAATACATGTTCGAGATAATTGGCATCACTATTTTAGAAAAATAGAAAAGCACAAGAACATAAAACTTTTACCCGATTTACCCTATAAGGGAGAACTTCGTCCAGACAAGCCAATACATTGGGGATCTGGCACATATGCTGTTCTTATCGCCGCACAATTAAATTTACCAACTGTATCATTAGTTGGATTTGATTTATACGGAAGACAGGACCTTGTGAACAACATCTACAAAGGAACCAATAACTATTCTAATCCAAATTCTAGTGCTGTTGATCCTAGCTATTGGATTTATCAACTTGGTAAAATCTTTTCATTATTCCCGCATATTCAATTTAACATTATCAATGTAGAAGGTTGGAAGATGCCCCAAGAATGGCAACAAAATAATGTTAAAAAAGAATCTATTGGTGTTGCATTACCTATAAATACCTTGTATAATTAATCTATACACACAGGCACAGCGGTCTTTTTACGTCATTCATCCCGCTTTATAAACTCTGCATGTCGTCAAACTTACTCGCTTTATGCATAGGAGGCAAGAGATGGCGAAATATCTTTCAACAAAAACCTACGGCAATGACAGAGGTCTGTCATGCTGTTTTAGACAATGGCGTGCCACGCACAGTCATTGCTCAACATTACATGGATACTCAATTGGTATTAAACTGATTTTTGAATCCGAAACACTAGATGATAAAAATTGGGTCATGGACTTTGGTGGCCTCAAGCTATTCAAAGAATGGGCAGACTCTATGTTTGATCATACACTGATAGTTGCACACGACGATCCCATGTTGGATTTTTTCAAACACATGAACGAGATAGTTGACATAGACAGTAAAAATCATCTAAGTACAATACCGTATGAACGTGGTGCATTATGTGATCTTCGAATAGTAGAAGGAGTAGGCTGTGAAATGTTTGCTAAAATCTGCTACGATGAAATGTCACGTATCTTGGATGAACTTAAACAAGGATCAACAGGACGGTATCCTGTAAATGCCAGTGTGCGTTTAGTAAGTGCTGAAGTTTTTGAACACGGTGCAAACTCTGCTATCTATCAAGGATGAATAGTTTCGAACGTATATGGGCTCGAGCAACTGGGCACCTGATGGGACAGACGGACGAGGACCGCCCGGATGTTCCTATTCTTACTGTCCGGGAAGCACGAGTAGCATTATTTTTAAAAACATTTTGGGTCATCATACATGTTATAACCTGCCTGTTTATTATTGCCAACGTCATTAGGCATTGGTAAATAATTCTATGCGCACATTCAACATTAACAGTCTTGCTATTAGCAATCGTTTACCTTTTGTTTTAATCGCTGGGCCTTGCCAAATTGAAAGTCAACAGCATGCCGAAGCTACTTGTGCTAGGCTCATTGCAATAACAGCACAGCTTGGCATTCCCTTGATATATAAAAGCAGTTTTGACAAAGCCAATCGATCTAGTATTTCTACGCAACGAGGCGTAGGCATAGATGAAGGTCTTAAAATTCTTAACGGTATTAAACATCAGTTTGGAGTGCCTGTTTTGACTGATATTCACGAAATTTATCAGGCACAAGAATGTTCAGAAGCCGGCATAGACATACTACAGATTCCAGCATTCCTGTGCAGGCAGACTGATTTATTACTAGCTGCCGGGGAAACTGGTTGTGCTGTTAATATCAAGAAAGGGCAATTCCTTGCTCCTCACGATATGAAAAATGTTGCAGCAAAGATTGCTTCAACAGGCAATGAACGCATCATGTTATGTGAAAGAGGATATATTCATGGATATAATAATCTTGTTGTGGATATGCGCAGTCTACCCATTATGGCAAGCACCGGGTATCCAGTGGTCTTTGATGCCACACATTCTGTTCAACAGCCAGGAGGATTGGGCTCAGTCTCCGGAGGCGATCGCACTATGGTCCCGTACCTCGCTAGGGCAGCAGTGGCCACCGGATGCGTAAGTGCCATCTTTATGGAATGTCATGAAGATCCAGATCGCGCACCTAGTGACGGACCTAACATGATCAAGCTCGATGACCTAAGTGATATATTAAAAGATTTAGTAGAAATAGATAATGTGGTCAAGAGAAAATCTCACTAAAGATCAGTGGCGACACTATAAAAAATTTGGTTTCCCTTCTACTGAAATTAGTGTAGAAGAACCAGTCACTGCCCCTATACAAACTCACGTCCAACCAATTTCGGTATTGTGTGTTCGATTTGGTACACGATATGGTAGAGAATATGTTGAGCGGCTACGTAACATGGTTGCTAGACATCTAACAGTTCCTTATGAGTTTTTCTGTTTAACTGATGACCAACATCCAATAGACGGTGTTCACAGTATTGTTAGACCCAACGAAGGATATGCCAAAGGATGGTGGCACAAGGTTCACATGTTCGATCCCGAACTTGGTCTTCGTGGAAGAGTTTTATATTTTGATCTAGATATTGTTATACATCAGAATATTGATAAATTAGTTTTAGGCTATGACCGAGAGTTTCTAGGCATTAGAGACTTTAATAGAAAATTCAATCCCCAGTGGAACATTCTCAATAGTTCTGTTATGAGTTGGCCTGCGGGCCTGCATCCAGATATTTTTACCACTTTTCAAACCAATCCCAAACAGGCTCAAAAATTACACGGCGATCAAGATTGGATTTGGCAAGTGGCAAAAAGTCGTATAACCTTTTGGCCCGAACGATGGATACAGAGTTATAAATGGGAAATACGTGATCGAAATGAACTTGCGTATAGTGGTGGTAAGAGATACTTTAAAGATGTTCGCAGTCCAAAAATACTGCCAGAATGTGCTGTCTGTGTGTTTCACGGAGATCCAAAACCCGACGAAGTTATGGACCAGTTTGTGATTGACAACTGGCGGTGATGATGTTATACTTGTTGTATGACTAAACGTATAGGCTTTGCCTGCAAATGGATCAATGATCCTTCCGAAGTTGACGGAATGAAAATCAATGCTCGTGACCGTGACTTAAATACAGGTGCTACCACAGTGAGGTGGCTGCGAGAGCATCCTCAAGAAGCAGAACAGCGGCTCTGGGACTTGATGGAACGAAACATAGAAGCCTGCTACAAATTGGTGGCCAGGGTGGGGACACTAGATGAAGATCTTAGAATGGTACGACTCAGCAGTGATATATTGCCTGTATACACTGAGCCTAGTTGGAAGTGGTTTTGGCGGCAGTCCGATGTTAGGAACTACGCCCAAAGAAATTTTAGCCGAGTGGGTGAACTGGCCCGTGAGAATCGTGTTCGGCTTAGTTTCCATCCTGGTCAGTTCACTGTGCTTGCATCTAGTAATCCTGGTATTGTAGATAGAAGCATTGAAGAATTTGAATATCATACTGACATGGCTCGATGGATGGGCTATGGAAAGACATTCCAGGACTTCAAGATCAACGTGCATATCTCAGGTCGAGAAGGCCCTGAGGGTATACGCAGAGCGTTGACCAAGCTGTCACCCGAAGCTCGTAATTGCATCACAATTGAAAATGATGAAATGACCTGGGGCATTGACTCCAGTATTGAGCTGGTCAAAGACTGTGCCCTAGTTCTAGATATTCATCACCATTGGATTAACTCAGGAGAATATATTGACCCATCTGATGACCGTGTTAAAAGGATTATTGATAGTTGGCGTGGTGTGCGTCCTACTTTACATTATAGTCTTTCACGGGAAGACTGCCTTATTGACCATCCCCGACACCAACGTCCCGCTCTTTCGCCCCTCCTAGAAGCTGGTTATAAAAAACAAAAGCTCAGAGCACATTCAGAATTCTACTGGAACACAGCAGTGAATGAATGGGCACTGAGCTTTCGAGACCAATTCGATATCATGTGCGAAAGCAAGGCCAAGAATTTAGCCAGCTTCGCACTTTACGAACAAGCTAAAGAATTAGGCTTGTGATTTTGGTTTTCTAGGAACAGGAGGCTTTTTGGCAAACTGTTGCTTTTTTGGGGCTGCTTTCTTTGCAGGAGCAGCCTTTTTCTGCGGCTCTGCTTTTGGTGCTGCCTCAACTACCGGAGCAGGTATAGGCGCTGCTTCGACCACTGGTGCTGCCTCTACTTTATATGGAACTTCCGCAGTTTGTTCTGCTGGCTTAGAACCAAATAGTTTCTTTAATAAACCGATCATATTGAAATCTCCTTGTAGGTTATTTATGCGCTAAATATAGGATGGCGCTACATTTCATCAAATACCTACACGAAGATACTGATACTAGAGAAATTGTTCAAAACAAACTGAGTTTTGGCAAAGAAGAACTTGATCCCGTGATGAGCAAAGATACTCTGGACTATCATTATTCAGGCCTAGCTGCCAAGTATTTTGAAAGATACAATGACGGAGAAGGTGATTCTAAATTTAATTATGGCGGCGCAATGTTGCATAATTTGTACTTTGGAAATCTAACTCCTCCAAGAGCTGCCAATAAACCCACAGAAGCAGCAGGTGAATTAATTGACAGTGTCTACGGCAGCTTTGACAAGTTTAAAGAAGCTGTAGAAAAAGAAGCTATGGCTATTCAAGGTTCCGGTTGGGTCTATATGGATACTGCGGGCAAACTGCACACCATTCCCAATCACGAATATCGTAAAGGCATGAAAATTGCTCTACTCATTGATTGGTGGGAACATGCTTGGGCATTAGACTATCAACAGAATAAAGCCAAATACCTAAACAATATTTGGCGTATTATCGACTGGTCTGTCGTTAACGACCGCTTAATAGGAGAATAACATGTTAGAAACATTATTTTGGTTAGCACTAGGTGCATTTGTTGGTTGGAATTTCCCTCAGCCCGACTTTGCCAAAACAATCCAGGCTAAAATTCTAAGTCTATTTAAAAAGGGTTAAGAATGGCCTATTCGGAAAAAGTAATTGATCATTATGAAAATCCCAGGAATGTCGGATCTTTTGACAAGAGTGATACTGATATTGGTACTGGTATGGTTGGTGCCCCTGCTTGTGGCGATGTTATGAAACTACAAATAAAGGTTGATCATGATACAGGTATTATTACAGATGCAAAATTTAAAACGTATGGCTGCGGATCGGCTATTGCGAGTTCGAGCCTCATTACAGAATGGGTCAAAGGAAAAACTCTCGGCCAAGCAGGATCAATCAAAAACTCCGAAATTGCCGAAGAACTAGCACTACCTCCTGTTAAAATTCACTGTTCAATACTTGCGGAAGATGCTATCAAAGCTGCTGTAGCCGATTACAAGAACAGGCATGATTACACTAACTGAAACGGCCGCTGATAAGGTTAAGTTCAATCTGGCACAGAGACCCAAGGGTCTGGGTATCCGCGTAGGCGTCAAGACCACAGGTTGCAGTGGATTGGCCTACGTGTTGGAGTACGTGGATCTGCCCCACGGTATTCGTGCGGATGATGTGAGTTTTGTCAGCCACGGTGTGCATGTGTTTGTGGATCCTAAAAGTCTGGTGTATCTTGAAGGTATAGAAATGGATTGGATCAAAAAAGGACTTAACGAGGGGTTTGATTTTGTCAATCCCAACGAACGCGATCGCTGCGGCTGCGGCGAAAGTTTTAGAGTCTAGTATTTTCCCACAGGCAAAGTGGTGCTAGCGGGCATGTCCCAGATCTGCTTGCGTTCAACTCCCTTACGTTGGGCAAATTTTTTTGCATCGCATAACGCACATACATGAAAGTAGTTGTTGCTCAATCTTCTATGATCCATCTTGCGTAGCTCACGTGTGAATTCACTATCACAGTTATCACATCGAAAAACTGCAATGGTTTTTCTTCTAGCGTAGTTGTGTGCTACTCCTAGTTTACTGAGTCTAACATGTTGAGTCTGTTGAGTTTGTTTTTTCAAGAACATAATGTATTTACATTCGGCTTATAAAACTTTGGGCTAAATACTTGAGCAACCATAAATCTTAGGATCTACCATGGCAAGAAAAATTATTGATACCGGCGTTGTAGGCAACGACGGCACAGGCGACAGCATTCGCGACTCGTTTAGAAAAGTCAACGACAACTTTCGTGAGCTGTACAGCTCATTGGGTCTAGGTGAAAAACTCACTTTCAAGAATCTAGACGACACCCCTAGCAGTTATCTTGGACAGGAAAATGCCATACTCAGTGTTAACAACACAGAAACAGGTATTGTATACAAACAACTTATTTCAGGTGCCGGTATTAATCTTGATTTTACCACCAATCAAAATGAAATAAGCATCAGTACAGAGTTTTCTGAAGTGGTTGGCGACACCAGCCCACAGTTAGGGGGCAATCTCAGCGCACGATCAGGTGGTACTCAATTTAGAATTAGAGACCTGGGCACCGACAATATTCCATTGGTTCCTATATTTGATCACGAAGCCATCAACAAACGCTATGCTGATGGCAAAGTTTCCAGGGCGGGTACAAACGCCATTGATCCAAGAACTGGACTGGTAAACGGTGCGTTCGGCACAATGAGCGGGCCGTTAATCCTGTCCAGAGACCCTGAGCCAGATGATGATGATGTCTATGGTGGATTGATCGCTGCCACCAAACGATATGTGGATAATTCTGCCTTTGGCAGCACAATCAATCTATATGTGGCCACATCAGGTCAAGACGATCGTCCAGGAGTCAGCGTAGCACTACAAGGTCGAGCGTTGGCCTATGCCTATCGCACTTTAGAAGCGGCACTTAAGAGAGCAGAAGAAATTGTTCTAGAGGCTAGAAACGAAATAGGTCCTTACAAGAAAACATTAACCTACAACAATGGCGCCGCTAACTGTACCTTGACCAAGATCGAGGATGCTCCGGGCAGCGGTTCAGGATTCAGCGGCAGTGCCCTAATGAGTGTTGACACTGTGGTTTTGAATGTGGTGGGCGTGAACTATCAAGTTGGCGATATACTAACTGTGGTTGGAGGAACATTCAGCGAACCAGCTAGACTACAGATATTATCTACAACAGAAGCAGGTGGCGTGTTAACATTCCGCATTGTGTCCTCTGGAGTATACACTGTATTACCTCCTAGCAATACCAATGTAGCAACCACAGATGACAGCGACAATGGTCAGTTGGCCACTCTGGATTTGACCTACAAGGTCAACAACGTGGTGGTAAATGCAAGTGGCAGTGGATTTGGTCTAGTATCTGTTAGAATATCAGGTGGTGGAGGTGCAGGAGCGTTCGGCACTGCCGACGTGGTAAGTGGCGGTGTGATCAGTATCACAGTTACAGATCAAGGATCTGGATTTACCAGTCAGCCGGTGGTCACGGTATCTCTTCCTAGATTTTTCATAGAAACCGGAGGCTATCGCACAGACTTTACTGGAGACTACTCTACATCAACTCCTAGTGCTATTAGAAGCAGAGATATACGAGAGGGTCTTTTCCTAAGAGGCGAGACATCAGGAGCCTTGGCTCAAATACTTGGACACACAGGCGCTCTGGACTCATCAGGTGATGAAATTTTTGACGTTGATCTCAAATTTGGTACATTCCAAATTGGTGAAGTTATATCATATGGTGATGTACAGAAAAATGTTCAATTGAGTGTTCTAGTTGAAAGCGGAGTCTACGAAGAAAATCTACCCCTAAGAGTGCCGGCCAACGTCTCTATAGTTGGTGATGAATTCAGACGCTGTATCATAAGACCAAAACCCGGTATAAGTTCTAGCCCATGGGCTTTCTTGTATTTCAGAAGAGATCTCACTGTGGGAGTAGTGGGCACTGATCAGATCACATTAACTGACAGACTATTTGGTTACCATTATCTACAGGCCACAGATGAACCTGTGTATCCGTTAGTTGACAATAGAGGATCCTATAGAGCAGCGGCTCAACTGTTGACCTTGAACAGAACCTTTATACAAAGAGAAGTCATAGCTTGGATTACCGATCAAATCGACAATGAAATTGCACCATTCACTGCCAGTTTTTTATACAACGCGGATCTCTGTGAAAGAGATATTGGACTACTGCTAGATGCCATGGTATTCGATTTGAAATACGGCGGCGCCAATAGAACAATATCTGCGGCATTGAAGTACTTTGGATCTGCCAGCGGATTGATTGCAATTGGTGCCCAGGGATCTGAGACCCTTGCAGCAATTGGCAGAGTAGGAACATTGGCCCAACTGGTAGTTAGAAATGTGCCGATACAGGAACTTTTCCAAGAGACCGTTTCACAAATAGTAGATGGTGCCTACGTGGCTGAAACAGGAACCACTGGGACTTCATTCAATATTACAGGTGTTACCAATGCCAATCCTATGGCCATTACCACTGGCACACCTCATGGATTAGTTGACGGCAACCAAATACTGATCAGCACTGTTGGAGGCACTACAGAAATAAACGGCAATGACTATTACGTAGATGTTATTGACCCCACAAGTTTTTACATCTACAGCGACGCTCTACTAACCATTCCCGTCAATGGTGCTGCCTTTGGCACATATACTTCAGGTGGTAATGCTGTCAGTATAGGAGGTGTATTGGGTGCCTTGTTTGACGTTGTGCTAGATATCCTCGATGGCGTGGGCAGCAGTAATATCAACTTCCCAAAAAACAACAACGAAATGGATGTACTGTTGTGCAATGACGCAACTAGAGCACAGGCCATAACATTCCAAGGGCATGGTGGATTTGCCATGGTACTCGATCCAGAAGGACAAATTCTTGCTAAATCTCCATATGCACAAGAATGTGCATCGTTCTCCCGCAGCACAGGTAGACAAACGTTTGCCGGTGGCCAATACATTGACGGCTTTACTGGCAACTTGAAATTCAAACTTCTCAGCAAAGACTCGGACACATTCCTACGTGTTGGCGATCTAAAACGATTACCTCAACTGCCTGGATCATTTATTGTTGACGACACAATCTACAGAATCAACTATGTTAGAGACTACACATTCAATGTGGCAGGCTCAACTGCGTCATTTGTCATGGATGAAACCACACCGTGGCCGTTTGCACTATTCAGTTACAATGAAGCTATATGTCGAAGAGATGTGGGATTGATTCTTGATGGAGTTGGCTATGACATAGTATTCAGTACCAACTATCATGCCAGACGTTCTGGACTTGTCTATAGACTGGCCAGTGCTGCTGTAGTAATCAATGATCAATTGGATCTCACAGTAAGAGCCATTGAACAGGCTCACGATGATGCCAGCACCTATCTTGAACTTTATCCCACAGCACAGGCAGTGGTGGCCAGCAGTAAAACAATCATTGCCAACATAGTGAGAGAGGGTCCTATATTTGCTCCTGCGCTGAGTTTTACCTCTCCTCCTGGATTGGCAGCTAATAGAGCCAATGCCAAAACACTGTTACAGGCCAATATTACCTACATCGTAGATCAAGCAGTGGGGTATCTTGCCACAACATATCCAGCACTTACTTTTAATGACTTTGCGAGAGATATAGAGTATGCCATTGAATCATTGATTTATGACATCATCTATGGTGGCAACAGTGAAACACGTAAAGTAGGTTTGAAATATTGGGATGGCGTAGGCGATGCTGTGGTGCTGCAGATACCTGTGCTGATACAGGCAGCAACAGCCGCAGGTATCGATCATGCCAAGTATGTGGCCAAACAGGTCATACTTGACCTTGCACCCGCGGTATCTTATTCTGCCACAGTTCGAGTGACTGGAACACCTAGCGATGCTGCTATCGAAACAGTTATAGAAACACTGTTTACCAATGTAAGTGCCATACTTACAGGCGGTGTTGGATCAGCCGCAGCAGAAACACTGCCTGACTTGACTGCCTATGCCTATTTGGCAGCAGGCGTGTCTGCACGTAGCACCATTGTGGCAAATAAAACTCTTGTGCAAGATTCAGTGATAACATTTATCAATGAAAATGCCAACGTCTACGAAGTGTTAATGCCGGGTAACAGAAGCATGTTGAGCAACGACTTCACGCAGATCAATGACCTTGGTTATGGCATTGTGGTTAACAACGGCGGTCTTGCAGAATGTGTCAGCATGTTTACCTACTACTGCCACATATCATATTATTCACTAGGTGGCGGACAAATTCGATCAATTGGTGGTTCCAGTGCGCATGGTAATTTTGCCTTGGTGGCGGAAGGCAGTGACCCATTAGAAGTACCTACACCAGTAACCTTGTACTATGACCTAGCACAGGGGGCAGAATGCTATTTTCCATCAGGTTCATATGCCAACACCGCGGGTGGTCTACAATTATTTGTAACTAATTACACACATCCTCCATTGCCAAATGGTGAACTGGAAGTTGATCACGGGCTTGGAGACATCTTTAGATATCCTATTACGGGTGTTGCCACAGATGCAAGTTTACCAGCGGGAGTGGCAAGACTGAGTCTGCGTAGTTCGGAAGGTGTAGGCGTAGACGGTCTTGCAGCAGTAATCCCCAACGGCACTCCATTAACCATTAGACAAAACAGCAATGTGATATTAACTGGCAATGCCGTTGATGTGGCTGTTCGTCCAAGTACTGGTCTGGTACTTGCTGAGTCGCCCGAAGTTTATCGAGTACTGCAATTTGAAGCCTACGCTGACTTTGCGGGCGCAAGAACGTTTACTGTGAGTCTAGGCACACCGGCTATTATTACCAGAGCAGCACACGGTCTCCAACCTGGCTATCAAATCACATTGGCCACTACGGGCGCACTGCCAACAGGACTCACTGCCGGTGAAACTTATTTTGTGCAGGCAGATGGATTCACTGCCAATACGTTTAGACTGTCTTCAACCAGACGTGGCACTGCCATTAATACTTCAGGCAGTCAAAGCGGCACACACACCTATATTGTGTTTGGATTGGCTCAAACCACTCTAAGAGAAAACTACAACTACATAGACCTTTCACTGTATCCACAACAGCCGTTTGTAACTTCACCAAGCGTGTGTACAATTAGCATTGCCAATCCTGCGGTAGTCACATTAGTTGGTCACGGATTTGTAGCTGATGATGTTGTTAGATTTACCACAACAGGTGCATTACCTGGCGGCATATTGGCCAATAGACTGTACTTTGTTAAAACTGTTCTAGATGCAAATACATTTACCATAACAGATGTAGCAACTGCTATATCAGTGGCACTTGAAACCACAGGCACGCAGAATGGTGTTCAGAGAGTTGGCAAGGTGATAGGAAGAGCGGGTGACAGCACCGTGGCAGTGGTTCCAATCAGCAGCGCCGATGAAGGAAGACTGCTTGGTACCAAACTGGTGTTTAAAGGAGTGGTGTACACTGTACAGGCCTATCAAAATGAACTCATCACCGGTGACAATTATGGGCTCCTAACACTAGGCACTCCATTGGTTGCCTCGGTGATCTATTTTACCAATCTGCCAACACTCAAGTCCGCTGTGCCAAAAGATGAGTCTGGCACACTGACCATTAGAATTTCATTGACTCGTGTAACCTCACATGATCTATTGGAAATTGGTACTGGATCTTATGCAGATACCAATTACCCCAATGAAATTTTCGGACCTCCTGTAAATGCCCTAGATCCTGATTCAGAAACACAGGAACGTGATGTAGGCCGTGTATTCTATGTAACCACTGATCAATTTGGTAATTTCTCGGTGGGACCTTACTTCCGTGTTGACCAAGGCACAGGTACTGTGACCTTTGCAGCCGCCATTGCACTGAGCAATCTAGATGGTCTTGGTTTTAAACGAGGAGTACCTGTCAGCGAATTTTCCACAGACAGCGCATTTGCAGACAACGCCACAGATACTGTGCCAACAGAAAATGCCACCAGAGGCTATATTGATCGAAGACTGGGCATAAGTCATACTGGTTCTGCAGTTGTTGCGGGCAGATACTGTGCCAACAGAAAATGCCACCAGAGGCTATATTGATCGAAGACTGGGCATAAGTCATACTGGTTCTGCAGTTGTTGCGGGCAGTGTAATTCCGGCATTCAGCGGCGGCTTCATGGCATTGGACGGTCAACTGGCTATGAAAGCAGATATGGATCTAGGCTCGTTTAAGATTTTCAATCTAGCTGATCCTGTAAACCCTACAGATGCTGTAAATCTTCAAACATTGACACTGAACAATCTCAATGATGTAGCTGTGACTGCTAGCAAGAGTGCTGACATTTTGACCTTTACTGGTGCTGGTGATTTTGCCCAGAACAGCACCATGGTAGGAGACATCAGTCTCAGCATTGACTCTACGGCCAATACCGTGGATGCACAGATCAATCCCAATGTGATTGTGAATGCAGACATTAATAGTGCTGCTGGTATAGTGCAGAGCAAATTGGTGTTGTCATCTGCCACTACCAGAGCCAATGCCACAAGTATTACACAGGCAGAAAAAGGTATATCCAGTTTTGATAGTGCGCAGTTTGACGTCACTGACGGTTGGGTCACAATAAAAGACAACGGTATTAATTTAGCAGACCTTCCACAGATAGCATCTAAAACAGTATTAGGTAATTCACTGCTGGCCACTGCCAACGTGGCCGCAGTTCTGTTCAGCACAGTGGTTAGTGACGGTGGTGCAATTAAGAAATCACAGTACAATGGCAGTACAGGCTATCTAAGAAGAATTGGCTTTACTTCTACCAACGATGGCGACTATGCTATTGTAGATGAAGCAACTGCCGCTACTGCCAGTACATTGGTCAAGCGTGATGTCAATGCAGACTTTGCTGGTAGATACATCAGCATGGAAAAGTTGATCATTGACACAAAAACCATACTCGATACCACTACTACTGCAACAGGTGGATATACTCAGCTGTATGGTTTTGCCAACAACGTTGGTATATTAATTGGCGACGGCACAGTAGCTACAGACAAGCGCACATTCTATGACAATGATTCTCATGTGTTTAGAACCTACAACGGACTCAGCAATGCACCTATTACTGTGGGATCAATTACCACCCCAGTGATTACCACAGGAGCAGCAGGCACTGGAGGAACCATAACAGGTAACTGGACCTTGACTGCAGGCAGTAAGTTGCAGTCAACCTATTCTGCGGACCTTGCAGAATACTATGAAGGAGACCGAGAATATGCAGTAGGCACTGTGTTGATATTTGGTGGGGATAAAGAAGTTACCGTGTCTCAGAACTATGGCGATCATAGAGTTGCAGGAGTGGTCAGCGACACAGCTGGCTATACCATGAATGGTGCATGCCCTGGACATAAAAATCTTATAGCACTGCAAGGTCGTGTGCCATGTAGAGTGGTTGGCAAGATCAAGAAAGGAGATTTGATAGTGACATCTAATATACCAGGCGTGGGAATATCTGCAACGGGCGATGTAAAGGCTGGCACGATCATAGGAAAATCTTTGGTTGATTACGATTCAGATCATATTGGCACTGTTGAAGTTGCCGTAGGAAGAACATAATGTCTAGACAAACAATAAATTCAGGTTCTGCTCCGATACTGTGGAGTACAGTCGACGAAGCATTTAATAGAATAAATGACAACTTCACAGAACTATATCTTACCATAAGTGCCGGTAGTTCTGGAGCAGTGGATCTAA